TGGTCTAAATTCATTATTAACACGAATAGCAATAACATATGCGCCAGCATGAATAGATGATGTTGTATCCCTATTAGAAAGAACAACGCTGATAGTGTCGCCCCATTGTTTATCTTTTAGTGTCATAGTTCCTGTTGATGGAATAGCAGGATTTGAAGGTGCTGGTATTGCTTGTGACACATAGCCTTCTATGAATGATTTATTTAGATAGTCAAGATTTTCTTGCGCTAAAGCTACACCAGATTGTAATTCGGTGATGTTATCCAAGAAAGATGCTGACTCCAAAGATGTGGAATCGCTGAATCTAATTGCTCCACGTAATCTAAAATCTCCATTTAATACAGAATATGGTCTTGCAGGGATAGATACTGCATAATTAGCAGTGTTTGTCATTGGTGATGCTGAGTGATTCATGGTCATCAGATCAGCAGATTGATTTCCAGTAAATTTAAAGCTTAAAGTGTTATCTGGATAATTATTGCCACCGCCATCGATTACTTCTATCGTATTTGCTCTAAAAGATAGCGAGTCTGTATTGGTTGAATCGAATACAGAAAACTTACCACCGCTTGGCATAGATAAAGACTTAGCACTATTAACTGGACCAAGAGTACCCTGTAACAAAATAAGGTTATTGTTGGCTCCAAGTAAGAAGTTGTAATTTGAATTTAACCCTGTACCTATGCCGCTATTTCCAATAACAATATTGTGGTCAGCATTGCCAGATGTAGCATTAAAAATATTGTGACCGATAATTATATTGTTATGGTTATTGATAGCATTTTTTGCACTATTAGATCCAATAATTGTATTATTAAATCCATTTACTATACCGCTACCAGCATATGAGCCAATTATAGTATTATCAAAACCAAGACCAGAAGTAAAAACATAGTACCCTAAACAAGTGTTATTAATAGTCGTTGGATTCTTAACTTCTCTCCTAGCAGTACACCTTAAGCCACCATAAGTATTACCCGTTGTATCAGTATACAAACCTCTGCCGTCAAGACTATCCATTTTATTAACAATTAGGTCATGAATATTTCCACTACTATCCATAGCAAAAATAGACTGACTCTGATAAGTTCTAGGCTTAGACTTTACATAGACCTTGGTATACTTGGCTAAATTCGTTGGATCACTATTAGTTTCATGTAAGCTAATCTTTACATTATTGTAATATGCATCACCTATTGTAAGCATTTCATTTGCTAATCCGCTACCGGTAAAAATACCAATACGATTATTTTCATATAATCTAGCAAAAACAGTCTTTCCAGAGTCCTTATACATACTAAGATCTGCGATTCCGCTCAAGTTGTAGTACTCAAGCTCAAGTCCATTCTCTAAACAATTGCTTCCACCAAGTAATTGTATCGCTGATTTAGTATTAGCTTGGTTTTCAGCGGTTAAGCGAACGACAGCATTATTGATAGATCTTATATTTAAAGTTGTTTCTGGTAAAATATATCGTGAAATAGGTTTTAGATTTGTAATTCCGACAACGCCATCGTCTAAACTATCTTTCATGATGGTTAGACCATTGACAAAATCAGAAGTATTGTTGTATGATCCTATAACTAATCTATCTGTGAATTGTCCTTGAATCTGAGAATTCGAATCATCGATGGATTGAATTTCAAATCCTCGTAATTTTTCTTTAAGATTAACTGGGTCGATTGTTTTGTTTTTAACGCCAGTTAAGAATCTTTGGGTGATGTTTATGCCAGATTCTCTAGCAGCAATCACAAATCCTTGATCCGAATAATCAGCATCATTTGAAATAAAGTTATAATTTTGAGTACCAGCATTAGATGTTGAAGATGAATAATCTGCTGGAGCAATAAATACTTTATTACCCCTTGTGGTTATTCCATAGCAGTTATTATTGAGTATATTAATATCATTGTGATGTATGACTCTATCAACTTTTAGGTGTCTACCACTTTCAATATTTAAGCTAATATTACTTTTCCAATATGCTGAATCGTACTTATCAACATAAGACGTTGTGCCTCCCAAAATATAATTTCTTTTTACGCAAGACAACGAATCGTCCGGTGGAACAAATGTAAAAGAATAATTTCTCATATACTGAGTGATTGCGGCACCAACAACTAATTGTTCAGTTCCACTGGATTGAATTTGAAAACCAGCACCAGAAAGGCCAACATCATTTAGGTATGAACAATTTTCAGCAACATTTTCATATTGATAAGCATAATCTTCAATAGAATTGGGACCACCACCATCAAGAGCATACAATCCTTCGCTGGATGCTAGAGTCAGTGTTTTGCATGTATATTTACAGTGTTCAACTGATGTAAATCTATTTATTGTGGCAGTGCCGGTAACGTCTAGATTGTTATAGTATCCATTATTCCATCTTTTGCTAGATGAACCTAGGCTATAAACTTCTGTTGCTGAAGGAAGTATAGATGTTGAAGCACTGAGTTGATTTGGAGAAACATAAGTAATACTTGTGTCATTATCAAAGTGTATACCGCTACTTAGATATAGTGATCGCCAAGGGGATAGCGGATGACCAACAAAAAAGACTTCTCCGCTAGAAGGAACAACATTACCTTCTACTTGTAAAGCACCATAACTGGTTAAAGTTCTAACGCCAACACCAAGTCGCCTAGAAGAAAAATCACCGTACAGTAATGGTATTAAACCAGACCCTTCTGGATTATCGCACAAGTATTGAGCATCAACTTGATGAGAAGCAACATACAGTTTATTGCTTTCATCTTTGTTTGCGTAATATCCTGCACCGTGACCAATAGCTACATTAAAATTACCAGATTTATTTCTGTTTAATGTATAGTTTCCAAGCCCTAAGTTACCAACCCCAATAGTGTTGCCGCCAAGCGAGCTATGTCCTACCGCAGTATTATCCTCGCCATAAATATTGCAATTTAAAGCGTGGGATCCAATGGCTGTATTGCGAACACCTTGGTAGTTGGACTTAAGGGCAGCATAACCAAAAGCAGAGTTATCTACGCTAAAATAGCCTTCAAAGCCTAATTTTTCTAGCGTAAATTCTCCAGCCTTAGTTGTTCTTGAGGCTGGAGTAGCAAAATTATTGGCATTGAGATCTTTGCCAATAGTTAGAAGATGTACAGAGTCTATAATATCCAATAAGTTATGCCTAATATCGTGTGGGGATATTAGACCAGTTGAATTATCGGATATCTCTGTAACTATATTCTCAACAAGTTGGGACTTGCTTAAGATCATGCTATTCTTTCTACTTTAGACTGATTTCTAAAGAGTTAGTGTCGAATTTGATATTATCACCAGTATAAACGTATCTTGGATTTTCTAGTTTAGCATACATAAGCATATTACCAGAAGAGTAATTTGCTGTATCAACGATAGCTATGCCAGAAACCCAACCCCAATCCGTTAAAGCGGTGTTGAACACTAACTGAAAAGCATTTCTTATAAAACCGTTGCCGTCATATGAAGTATAGCCGGGATCAGAAACGACACCGGACTGTTGTAAACTTGTTGGAGCATAGAATGTCACAGATGGGAATTCTTTGAATTGCCAAGCTGATGAAAAGCCTTGTGGTTGTCCAGTATTGCTCTTGTCAGAATTAGTTGCTGTTTGATTATTTAGATAGAGTGGATAAAAATATCCACTAATTCCCACTTTAGCTCCAGATGTGCTAGTACCATAGACAGAGTAGGTTGTTAGGTCATCAACGCCAACGTTATTCCAAGTGGCATCGCCAGAAGTAGCTGGATTGAATAAGTTTATTCTTTGATATCCAGTACTTACAAAATTATTGCCTCTAGCAACACCAGATGGTAATTCTGGTATTGAGCTTCCAGTGTTCGAATCTAGTGGAACACCGCTTGTTAAAGCTATGGCAAGTTGTTGTGGTCTAGTAAAAGCCGTATTTCTAAATATGTGACTAAGTAGACCAGACTCAAGATAATCCGATAATGCTGCCATATTTTTCTCCTAATTAGAAGTCCTCAAAAAGAACATGTTCTACACTATTATACACGAAAAAAGCCACCCCCAAGCGATTGAGGGTGGCCTTCTCCTGTCCAACTTGCCCTAATGTTTAGAAATTAGAATGAGCCAAGAATGACTCTTCTGTTGTCTAGAACACCAAAGCCAAGCTCTGCGAAACCATAGTAACCAGCGCGTTGCTGACGATGGAGAGTTGGGTCTTCGAAGACCTGTAGCTGCTCCTTCACGGGCATGACGAAACTATCGTTGGTTGACTGATCAAGACCAACAACTAGTTCAAGGTCACTACCCTGCACGTTACCGCTGAGATCATTGCTGAAGAAGTCTTGATATTCTTGACCTTCGCCAAGTTCATCAAGGTCATGTAGATTTACACCGAAGATTCTGGTGATGGGAGCGCCACCCTCAGAAGCTGTGTAGATCTCACGACGAGTTACTTCGTCAACTTGATCTAGACCCCAGTTACGGACATCCTCTAAGGCTTCTGGTGAAACATAGAGGTCAGTTAGGCGACCACGACCAACTGATGCCGAATTGCCACCGCTATTACGACGCATTACTGTCTGCATAAGAGAAACGAGTCTCTTTGAGAAGATGCCAGCAGTAGCATCAGCGTCATAAACTAGGATGTTACGATCAACGCCAGCGGCGAGAAGGGTGTGCCAGCCGTCATCGTTCATCTTCTTGGTGAAACCAGCTTCCATAACCTGCATAGCACGACCAACGATATCCCATCTGGCTTCGCGGGCATAGCGAAGTAGATAGTCAACCGATGATGTGATACTATAGGTTGGGATCATTACATAGTCACCCTCAACTGAACGCTCTGGAATTCTTCCGTGGCCGGGATTGGTGTAAGCGACATGCTCACCTTCTAGGCCGGGAGAAACGAGGTCGAGAGGATACTCTGTTGTCGAACCGGGTTCCACGGTAATAGTTTCGAAAATACTACCGAGGATATTACCGACTAGAACGCCCTTACGGAGAGGAAGTTCTAGAGCCTTTGCAAACTCACGTTGAGCAGCAGCGGCTACATTGATATCGGCATCCCCTGACTTACGTAGGAGAGCGATAAACTCATCGCTAGGTCTTTTGTTTAATGGCATGTTTAGTTCTCCTTGAGATGTTGAATAAATTAGGGGAGGTTGACTTCTACTTTGGCGTAGCCGTCTTCATCCTTACTTGAAAGGAAGCGGCCTACCTGTAGCACACCCGAACTACCGGGACTATCTACTCTTAGATTGCCAGCGTTTACGTGGCAAGCATAGGCAGGATCACCGGCGTTTACAGTTGCGCTTGTGATACTATTTGTTACAACATACCCCTTACGGAGAACTGTAACCTTACCACCCTTCTGCACTTCATCCTTATGCTGGTTGAGGTGAGTACGGGTTAGATCCTTATTAACAACGTCGTTTAGTAGAATACCTACTGGGCGACTTGCCGAAGTCACGGCAGCGTACTTCACAAGGTTAACACCTTGATCCATAGCAGCGCCAGAACCGGCTGTATCATGAACAACTACACCACCGCGAGTAGCAGTGCCTTCGTTGTAAAAGAAACTGATATCAGTTTGAAGCTCGTATCTATCTGATTTTAGGGCCATAGTTTTTCTCCTGTTTAAATCACTTACGTAGGACGTTTTCTGTTAGCCACTCTGCCACACTAGCTCTTGTGGACTCTAACTCATCTTTCACATCAGAAGCGTCTACAAGAGTGGCTTCTGTTGATTTTACTTCTTGGAAGAGTTCGTCGGTAACTTCTTCTTCTTTGGCTTCTGTTGTTTCTGTGGCAACAGCAGCTTCCGAAGCCATTTCCTTCTTTTCTTCCTTCATCATCTTATCCTTCATAGCGCCCCACTTCTTTTTCATAGCGGCGACTACGGCTTCAAAAGCCTCGTCACTGAGGGCATCATAAAGTGAAAGAGATTCTTCGGCCTCTGCATCTTCAAAGCCAGCCATAACTAGCTTATCTTTACGCATACGGTCTTTTTCTTTCTTTTGCATATCCTTCATAGCAGCCGAAACTTCTGCTAGCTCTTTTTCCTTTTCGACTAAAGAAGCTTCTAATGAAGCAATTCTTTCTTCTGAAGTCTTAAGTGCTAGGTCTTTTTCGGCAAGACTACTCTCAAGAACCGAAACCTTTTCTGCAAACTCTTTGTTTACAGTCTCAACTTCGGCCTTAACAGTCTTGTTTTCTTCTTGCGAAGCTGCTAACTCACTTTGTAGATCTGCTAGCTGCTTCTCTAAGTTAGTATCTGACATATTAATATCTCCTTTAGAAACGTTTGGAATACTATACTGTTCGCTTACAGAGAAAGCTTTGCTAGAATCAAGAATAACACTTCTTGGATTAGCTGGTCTAGATACAAGACCTTTACCAGAAAAAGAAATGTCTCTCAATGATCTACCAATTTTATAGCCTTCGTACTCTCCTGTGCCACCATATGCTCTTAGATGTTTAGTCAAAAATGCTGACTCTTCACTACGAGCTATTAACCTTGAATTACCACCTTGATCTATGATTGCATAATCAAAACCAGCAAACAGACATTCCATAGAAACGAACCATTTGCCATCTTCGATTTCCGATATAATTTTTTGCATTCTCTGGCGATTATCTGGATTAGTCCAACTATTGTATAAAACAGCTTCTGTAATTATGTCAAATTCTGAGGGCGCTGGTGAGTCTTCTTGTGCTTCTATTTTCTTTCCATCTCTGTCTACTACATAACATCCAGTAATGTGGCCTATTATATCGTTTTCATTATGCATGAAATTGAATTGTTTATCTTCTGGTGTTGTTCTCGCGGCCCAAGTTTGCTGTGGATCAAACACATCATCATTTTTATTCCAACCGGTTGAAACCAATACCGACTTAAGATAATAGAGGTCGATTTGGTTTGGATTACTGGAGGCTTTAATCTTATTGATGATGCTGCGAGAAATGTCCCAAGAAGAATCTGAATCTATATTAGAAACAAGAATAGCCGGTGCGCAATAAGCCACTGAGGCTTGCGCTTTAATCTGCTCGGATAGTCCGTCTAATATTTCTTGTTGGTATATTTTCATAATGTGTGTCTCTCAAAAATAATATACACAAAAAGCAAAAAGCAATCTAAATTTCGCTATTTTGTTCAATATACACACCTATAACACTGCGTCTATATTTATCAATACTCATATTATCAATATTAATATCGCGTTCTTTTAGAGTGTGTGAAAACTCTGTTGGGGTCTTGAGATTAGCAGATAAGATAGACTTTATATCTTCTCCGGTAACTTCTTTCATAATATCTATATTTGTTAAGACATCTAGTTTAAGTTGCTCAAGATCAACGGTTTCAGCCTTTGTTAATTGTCTAAGATTTTTCTTTTTCTTCATGCCAAGAAATGCTGAATTAAGCGTTTCCGATATGGTGTCCCAAGATTCTTCTGCCCAAACAACTAACTCAGCTACTCCCGGTTGTGATCTTGGTTTGGCTACACGCTGTTTACGCGGACCTTGATCTGTAGACAATGGAGGTCTACCATTTGGGTTAGATGGGGCAGATGGTTTAGCTCCACCGCCACCAATTGGTGATGGTGCTTTGGGTTGTAATAATAGATCTTTTGGAACACTAGACTTTAAGCCAACATCCTGTGGTAATAATTTACCACTCTGTAAGCCAATCTTTTCCAAGTTCTCTTTGTGTTGAGGCGTGTGATATGGACCAGCCTTATTTGGATTCTTATCATCAGATCGATCTTCAACTTCTCTTTGTAGTCTAATTTTTTCGATTTGAGGAATCTCCTTAAATCTCTGTAGAAGTGTTTCTTGACTAATGATATCTCTATCTGCTAGTTGAATAAGTAGGTTCTTCTCAGCGGCTTCGTCGGATAGACTCATTTGATCAAACTGTATATGAGCCTTATATCTAAAGCCCATAGCCTGTCTAACGATTTCTAGCTCTTTTTCCCAAAACTTAATAAGTTGATCTCTTCCGTATTGAAGTCTTTCAACAAGCGTTTTGAGAGAGATAAAATTGTTAGTGAACCCACCGCCATTTGTAGCCATGCCAGTTAGCGTAGGTGGCACTCCAAGGCCAGCATAAATACTATTAAGTACTGCCGTATACTTTTCTGAACCCAAGAATTTGTAGACTTCGCTACTGGATTCTTTGAATGTTAATTCTGGACCCCAGACTAATTCCATTGTTCCACCACCAACATTACTAGCTAATACGTCGCGTAGCTTATTAATAGCAGCTTTATTTGGTAGAATCTTGTGTTCTAGATTGCCAAGAGTCCACAATCTAATATTTGAGATAGCCCCGTCTAAAGCTGACAAGTCTGCTAGTCTCATTTTCTCTAGCATGATAATATCGTCTAAAATAGCATAGATCATAGGATTGGCCCACTGCTGCCAATCATCCTTCTTGTAGTGAAATACGCTAAGTCTATCGACATCTAGTGGGACTTCTTTTTGTCCGCTCTTTAGGGCATTCTTGATATTTTCTGGTAAGCTATTGATAACATCATTTGGGATATCGCCATCAGTAAATCTATCAAAAAATGTACCAAGATTTATTGTGTAAGCGGGACTACCTAAGAATATGGACATCTGTCCATCTTTTAGCTTAACTGTGAGTGGATTGAAAAAGTTGTATCTCCAAGGTATAGTATTCTGGCGCATATTGGGAACTTCTACCTTAATATCAGCAGCTAGAGACTTCATGTACTGCGATAACTTTGGCGTTACATTAGCATAACTTCTATATACAATAACGTTTCCAGTTTTGTATAGGTTATTTAAGAAGCGTTCTGATCGCTCTTTGCCGTTAATGCTTCTAAACCATTGCTGATAAAACTTTTCAACACTTTTATTTTGATGAACTATTTGAATACCTTGACAGCCAAAATCACCCATAAGATCAATGATATTTCTAATAATACCAACTTTATCGTAGGCGTCCATGCACATTTTGATGGCTCGACGCTGTTGGGTTGGGACGGCTTCGTTTGGTCTGAATGCATAGTAATCTAAATGTGTGAATCCGGGTTTTACAGATCTACTTGGTTCGATATCTATGAAGTGACGATATGTGCTTCCTTGAGTTTTTGCTAAACCGCCATAAGAATCGACATTTTCGCTAAACTGTGACATAGCGTGAGCCTTACTAGACTCATTTTCATCAGACCAAGTAATCATGTCGTTATTCATTTTTTCCTCAATTGGATTGTAATCGGATTACAGTAATTAATACACATCTTTCATGCTATCAGTGAACCAACTGGGGCCAGAATACATCTTTTCGTTTTCTCCAGA